ACATCCGAAGCAAAGCATCGGCGAAGTCATGTACTTAGCCGGTCAACGCTCGGTGGTCGAGTGGTATAACAAACGAACCAGTAAAGAAGATGGCAACTAAAAAAGATAGGGATAAAAAGAAACAACGAGCTGATAAAGCCAAGAAACAATACAATAAAAATAAAGGGAACAGACCTAAGAGAACGAGTAAAACAGCTGCTGGTAACAAAGCAGAGAAAGCTGCGTACGCTAAACAGAAAGTTCAAGATGCTGCAACGGCTCGTAAAAAAGCTGGGGTAACTGTTAAAGATACAATCGCAGCAAACAGACAAGCGGTAAAAGACTTTGCTACCAACCAACATGCAAAGTTTAAACAGACTGGAGTACAGACTCAAGGTGGTACAAGATCATCAGACTCATACAGTACGAGAGAAAAGAAAGCAATTACTGATGCCGGTTACAACACAAAAAGTTATGGCACAGATAAAGCAAGAAGTGACACTGATGTACAAGTCTCGAGAGATAATGCAAGATACGGAGACACGTTTCCAGCGGGTGCATTTAGTCCTACAAAGCCTGCTTACTCACAAGCTGAACAACCTAGATTTAAAGAAGGTCAGCTCGTAGCCGGTGACTATACAAGTCCTACTGTGAAAAATTATGGTCTACGACCTGATGGAGAACATGGTTATTACAAGACAGGTGATGTCTTCAACACTGGTGGACTAAAAGGTAAAGACTTCATGTACGATGGTAAGACTTGGAAACAAGTACAAAACTTACCCGGACAAGAAGTAGGTACGTTTGCTGCTGCTGATTTATCTGGTATGCAGATAGGTAGTATGCCAACTCAACAGGTTCCGACTAGAACGTATGGTTATCCCAGTCAGCAAGAGGTTGATGATGCTGTAGCTCAAGGCACGGCAGGCTTTATACCATCTGGCTCATTAAATATAAACAAACCAACCACTGAAGAAACAGGCAATGCACTATCAAGAGCATTACAAATAGGCAATTTTGATTTAAAAGAACTTGGTAAAGAAGTTATGGGTGATCCTCTCGGTTATGCTAAGACTGTTGGAGGTTTTCTATCTGATATAGCTAGTCAGGCATTCTCACCATCACTAGCTGATGGCACACTAAGAGGTAACATGGATCTAGCTGGTCGCTTACCGGGTGATGCAGGTTTCAATCAACAAGATGTTAACACAAAAGCCGCAGTCAATGCTGCACTAAATAGTGAAGGTGTTAATCAGCTTGGTCAAATGAAGGGTTTGCCTAGTGACTTTCAAGCACAGACTAGAGATGCACTAAGTGCACTAGATGATAACTTTAGAGGAGCAACAGCTGACAGAGATGGTGTTTACTCAGGAGTGTCTGAAACTCTACGAACTTTAAATCAAGATCCTAGATTAAAACCAGTAGCTAAATTCTTAGGTCAACTAGGTACAGACAATGAAACTCTATCAGATGCTGAAAGAAATCAAAACTTTAAAATAGCTGGATTTACTACACCATTCTCTAATGAGACAGCAGCTGACATAGTCTCTTCGTTCCAACCTAATACAGCAGCAATGCGTGAGCTTAGTAAGGAAGAGCGTGGTAGACTTGTAGGTGGTATAGGTAACAGACTTGTGTCTGGTAAATTTACAGACGCTGCACGAGAAGCACTGACTGGTTATGGAGGTGCTGGTGAAAATCTTGGATTACAAAGAGGTACTCCATTAAGTATTGCTAATACTATAGATGCCGGTCGTATGATGATGAAAAATTTTAATACTGAAGGTACGTTAGCTAACAGAAGATTTACAGAAATAGGAAACTTAGCTGATCCATCTGGTAGAATTACAACTCCATCACTTATCAGAGGTACATTAGGTATAGGAAGATCAAGAGGATCATCCGGTGGTGCATTTGGCAGAGGATTCTTATCAAGACTTCCAAACGCTACAACAACACCTCAGGAAGTTGTAGAGTTTATTCAAGATACATTACCAAGTGAAGTTATCCCTGAGTTTACAGATCCTACTGACGCTTACAATGAATCATTAAATCAATATTTAACTAACCCTAATTATTTTCCACAAGTTCAGCAGTATACACCACCAGTTAGAACATCGTTTAAACAAACATTTAACAGAAATTACTATTAAACAATGACAGCAAAATCTAGGTATGATAATTTATCCAGTGATCGTTCCCAGTTTTTGACCGAAGCAGAAGACGCAACTAAACTTACATTACCATATCTTATCAGAGGACACGAAGAGTACTCGAAAGGTATGAAACAACTGAAGACACCTTGGCAGTCCGTGGGGGCTAAAGGGGTGGTAGCCTTAGCATCAAAGCTATCGCTATCACTCGTACCTCCACAGACTAGCTTCTTTAAGCTACAAGTCGATGAGTCTCAGCTTGGAGAACAGTTTGGTCCACAGGTAAAATCAGAACTTGACTTATCATTTGCAAAGATAGAACGCACCATCCTTGATGCTATCGCTGCATCAGATGATCGTGTAGTAATACACCAAGCATTACAACATCTAGTTGTAGGTGGTAATGCACTTATCTTTATGGGTAAGACAGGACTGAAGTTATATCCTCTTAATCGCTTCGTAATAGAACGAGATGGCAACGGCGACGTGATTGAAATTATCACAAAAGAAAGAATCAATAAGGATCTAATTCCTAACTACGAAGATATTAAACCTAAGAGAGGTTACGAGAGTCCAGTAGACGGAGATCCAGATGAAGACGAGTGTGATGTATATACTCATGTTAGAAGAGACAATAACAGATTTGTATGGCATCAAGAGGTGCACGATAAAAAATTACCGGGCACACAAGGTAAAGCACCAATCGACAGCACACCATGGCTACCACTACGATTTAATACAGTAGACGGAGAAGCATATGGTAGAGGTAGAGTCGGACAGTTTATCGGAGATCTTAAGTCTCTCGAAGCATTGTCACAGGCTAT